TAGTCTCAAAGATGCAGAGCAAAGTCTCAGAAATGCTTTGGCATTTTCTGCTCGTCAAGAAAAACCATTTGTGTGTAAAGAAATTGCAAAAATGATTCAGCAAATTGAAACACTGAAAAGTGCTGATGAAGTTCTTGATATGCTGGAGAACCGCAAAGGTGGAGATAGTGGAATGTTTGGATCCTTCTTCAATAACATGTAAAGTAAGGTAACAACACTATAAAAACAATCTTAAGAACTGACCATTTGCAGTTAAATACTTGTAGAATGTCAGGAAAGACACACAAAAAATGACACTTCCTAAGGCAGGCACAACAAATCTCACTGATGATGAGTGGAATGAATTGGTAGCACTTAAAGATGCCATTACATACTATCCACAGACAGTTTCTGCTGCAAAAATGGAGAAATTTGCAGAATTGATGGTAAGAACTCTTGAAGGAAAGACTGATAGTTTACCAATCTCAAAATAAATAGATACATCACGATACAAAACAATGGATAGCATAGATCAACACATCCAAAAGGATGAAGACATTTTGAGTAATCCAATTATTTCACCACAGGCACGTAGACACACTGAGGAGGAACTTGAGGCACTTAAAGCATATAAAGAAAATCATCCAGATGATCAACATGATCCTACACCTTTAGAACTTTTCTGTGATGCAAATCCTAATGCACTTGAATGTAGAGTTTATGAAGACTGAGTGACAATCAAATAAGTGTCATAAGGAGGGTCTAAACCCTCCTTTTTTGTTTCTATTATTGTTAGTAACCTCCAAACTGTCCTATAGGTGAAGAGACCAATCACTATGCCAAACACTCATCTGGAGCACCCTGAAGATCTCATCCTGACTGGTGATCTTTCTGCCATTGATGCACTCTATTCTGATGCTTACATCAGTGTGAAGATTGATGGTGCTCCTGCTATTGTGTGGGGAACTCATCCTGAAACAAAGCAGTTCTTTGTATGCACCAAGGCAGCATTTAACAAGCAGAAAATTCGTATCTGCTACAATGAAGATGATGTCTTTACTTACTTTGGGCATCAGCACAGTGTTGCACAGATTCTGATTGCTTGCCTTGATTATCTTCCTCGCACTGAGGGAGTATTTCAAGGTGATTGGATTGGTTTTGCTACTGGTTTGGATACCTTTAAACCCAATACTATTACCTACAAGTTTCCTTCTCCTTTGAAGGAAAAGATTGTCATTGCTCCTCATACTTATTACACTGGTAAGTATCTTCCTGAGATGGAAGCACATCCTATTACTGGTGAGATGATTAGCACCAGTGATTGTAAGTTTGTGCAACCTTTTGTAGATAGGGTTGCTACCAAAATCACTGCACCTAAGATTCAGATGGATAGCAGTGTTTTCCTCACTAAGAAGGATGCAATTATTGCCAAGCAGCATATCAATGCACTGATTCGCAATGGTCAGGGTATCACTGATGCAGACCTGATTGGTATTCTTGGTTCACTTCAACTTGCTAATCTGTATCTGATGGTGATTGAAATGAAGCATGAACTCATGGAGAGTTTCATAGTCTACAACTGCCCTAAGTCTTACATTGATGGTGAGCAAGTGAACCAGGAAGGTTTTGTTATGACCAGTAAGTATGGTATGATGAAACTCGTGAACAGGGAGCAGTTCTCCTATGCCAACTTTACCCAAGGAAGGTTTCAAAAATGACTGATGAACAACTACAACAAATGGACACTGATGAACTTGAAGTATTCTTGAGTCATTGTGTTGAGGAATCTGAAAAGATTGGTGTTGATCTTGACTACTACATCATGGAGTTTGCATGAGAGAAGAAACTAAGTTGCATTTTGCTTTAATGCAAATTGACAACATTTCAAAATTGATTGAGGGGAATGAGTATGAGAGATTTCTTATTTCCCATCTTGTACCTCTCAAAGTTGAATTTGAGAGGCAACTTTCTAACTTGACAGGAACCAGTCCATACACTAAAATCAAAGAGTAATCTAAAAAGGTAAATGACTAAAAATCTCTACATTGTTGACCACTTCGTTCCCTTTCCTCAATCTGAATATGGTGGTGTTTGGAATGTAATTGCAGAAACTGACGAAGAGTGCTTTGATCTTATCACAGATGAAGATGGTGAGCAGTATCCACAACATTATGGTCAACTGAGGGAAAACATTAGTAAGTCTGATAAATACCAAATTATGGATGATGCTGAATCTAAAGTGGTGTTATCCTTTCTTACCTAACTTTTATGGTAAATCAGTCAATAGAACAACTCCTTATAAATCTTCAATCAAACATAAAACAACTTCAAGAATGTGTTGATGCAAAAAATAAGGAGATAGAAAATCTTAAAGGTCTTATCTATAAACTGCAGGAGACAAAAGAGTCTAAAAAATGATTGAACTCCCCATTGATTTTCCTCATAAACCACCCAAGAATTATACTTATGAGGTTGAGCAGTTCAAAAGAAATATGATTTCCATTTGGTTGCGTGATCATAGATCCTATGATTACAATAATGGAAAAAGTGTAAAAACAATTTGGGGATTTTATGACTCCAAAAAGAAAGTTTATTATGCGCCAATCAATTCTAAAACTGTAGGCAAAGAAGTGGATGTGCGAGATACTAGATCTTATACATCTATGCAACTAAAACTAAATCCATTGGAACTTGCATTTCTATGAGTTTTTCTGAAGGAACAAAAGTCATCTACAAAGAAAGAACTGGAATTATAGACTTTGTGGATAATGAATATGTTGTTGTTCGTTGGGATGAGGTTGAGGGCGTAAATCCTGCTAGATTGGTAGTCTTTCCCCAATACTACAATAATATCATTCTTTTGAAATCTTCAGAAAAATAAAGTTAGTTACCTCCAAACTGTCCCTATAGTGTAAGGCACATCATTATGAACTCCTCATCTATTGTTAAGGAAATGCTTGAGTTGAAGACTCAAGTTGCACAAAAGCAAGGTCTTGTGTGGACTCAAGAGCAGAAAGACCGTTATGCTGAGTTGCTGGATTTGCGCAGGGCACTTGTAAATTATTGGTTTGAGAATGGAATGGTTGCAAAACCTGGCAAGTCTGCTGCTACTGCTCCTGCTGACGACTGATAAACTGGCACACACCCCATTGACTTTTGCTAGTTGGTGGGGTATTCTATTATTACTGATTGATTCTTAATGGTAACTCTTCGTCCTCATCAGCAACGTGGTGTTGATGCACTTGCTGTGAATGATAAAGGTCAAGTGATCTATCCTACTGGTGGTGGCAAGACTCTTGTTGCCATTATGGATGCTGTTCGTCAGTTCAAGTCTGAAACTGCTCAGACTATTGTTATTGTTGCTCCTCGCATTCTGCTTGCTGAGCAACTCTCTTCTGAGTTTCTTGAGCATATCATTGATGTGGAAGTGATGCACGTTCACAGTGGTGAAACACATCACTTTAGCACTACCAAAGTGACTGAGATTCAGACACACAATGCTGCTTGCATTGCAGCAGGTAAGCATCAACTGATTTTCACCACTTACAACTCCCTGAATCGTCTTCAGGAAGCAGAAATTGATGTAGATACCATTTACTTTGATGAAGCACACAACTCAGTTCAGCGTCATTTCTTCCCTGCCACAGAGTATTTCTCTGCTCATGCTAATCGCTGTTACTTCTTCACTGCTACTCGTCGTACTTCTGTTACTGTTGCCAAACCTGGCATGAATGATCATGATGTCTATGGTGACATCATTTGTCGTGTTTCTGCACCTGAACTGGTGGAAGGTGGTTATATCATTCCTCCTCAAGTGAAGGCAAAGAAGTTTCAACTGCTGGCAAATAAGCAGATCACTGCTGACTGTGACTCTGGCAATGTTCTGGAGACCATTGATGAGTATGGCACCAAGAAGATCCTGGTTTGTGTCAAGACTTCTAGGCAACTTATCAACCTGATGTCGCAAACTGACTTTGGGTTCCAGTTGGAATGTCGTGGTTATTCCTACCTCTACATCACCTCTAAGACTGGTGCTGTAATTGATGGTAAGAAGGTTAATCGTGAGCAGTTCTTTGACACTCTCAATGCTTGGGGTAAAGATCCTGAGAAGAAGTTTATTGTTCTCCATCGCTCTATCCTGTCTGAAGGTATCAATGTGAGTGAACTTGAAGCAGTTATTTTCCTTCGCAACATGGATGTGATTGAGATGACGCAAACCATTGGCAGGGTTCTTCGCATTGCACCAAACAAAACATTTGGTCTTTGCATTGTTCCTGTCTACTCCAATGTTGGTATTGCAACTGAGAAGAAGTTGCAGAATGTCATCAATACTGTCTTTGAGAAAGGTGAACTTCTGGATTCTGTGGTGAAGCGATGAGTGTGTTCAATTATGTCTACCTTTCCTATGAAGATGGGGGTAGGAAGTACATTGGAAGTAGAACATGTTATGATTGCACACCAGAGGAAGATCCTTATCTTGGATCATATTCTGACAAAACATTTCATCCAACTAAGAAAGAGATCTTAGCAGTCTGTGATACTAGAGGTGAAGCAAATCTAATTGAGGAGATTCTACTTCTACATTTCAATGTGTACTATGATAACAGTTATGCAAACCAAGCAGTTTCTTGTGTTTGTAGCAACACAAACAAACTAAACCTCAATCATGATAGGTGTCCCTTCAAATGTCCAATCAAAAGCACCCTACAGTTAGTCAAATCCTAGATGCTAATCCTTTTCCCATAGGATTTGTGGTTGGAAAGGATTGGGAATATGCAGCAGTTCCTTATGGAAATCAGTTGATGATTATCCACAATGGGCAACAAATTAAAGTGTGCAGAAATGAAAAATCTGCTAGGAATTTTATTGCCAAGCACAAGAAAACTAAATAGTTTGACAGAGTAGTTTGGAAGTAATGGCAAGAACTTTTGCTGAATTTGTAGAGATTGCTGAGGCATTTGCTGGGTCTGGAACTATTGGTGGAGATACTGGATTCCAGCAACGTCAAATGGCAGGACTTTATAAGGGTTTGGATCGTACTGCTGATGCAGCAGTTGGTGTAGCAAAGGGTGGTGCAAAAGCAGTAGGAGCAGCAGCAAAAGGAGTTGCTGGTGCTTTAAAATCTAGACCAAAAACTAAAACAACTGTAACCACAGTTGATACAGTTAAGACGCCAGATAAAACTACACAAATCACAAAAGTTGATGGTAAACCAGTAAAAAAAGTTACTTCAACTATAGAGAGAAAATCTATCAAACCTTCTGATAATCCAAAGAAGAAAGAAGTGAAGGAGGGAACTTATGATGCTGAGGTTATGGGAAGATCTCAGATTCGTAAGACTGGAGAAGGTGGAAGAATTGGTGCTGAGCGTAAGAAAACTACCCCAGAAAGACGCAGAATGAAAGCAGTTGGTGGTGGCAAACAGGAACCTGTAGATTATAAACCAAGGAAGGATATTGGGCAGCAGCGACAAGCATCCACCAGAGTGCAGCAACCTACTCAAGAAAGAGGATCTGCAGCAGAGCGTCAAGCAGCAGCAGCAAAAGAGGAGAGAAGGAAAGCAGCACAGGCAAGAATTGCTGCTAAGAAAGCAGGTGGAGATGCACCAGCAGCAAAACCAAAAGCAAAAGAAGTAGAGAAGCAAGCAACCAAACTTCTGAGCACAAAGAAACCAGAAAAGAAAGTTTCACCTGATTACAAACCAGCAAAAGCATCTGGTATGACTAGAGCAGAAAGAATGAAGATCACCAGAGCAGGTGAGACTAAATTGCGTGGAATCATGAAACAACAAGAGGTGCAAAAATATAAAGATACTACTGGACAAGCACCAACAGGTAAAGCAAAGTCTAAAGTTCTTGCAATGGTAGCAAAGAGAATGGCAAACTGAGGAACAATTAAAGTTAG